GGATTACATTAACAATAACATTATCCAACTTCAAGAACTAAACGGTAACGGGCATTACATTGCTAACGATAACGGAGATACCATCCAGGTACATTTCAACGATTACTCTCTTTTCATTATCATTACTCTAACTGGTCAGTACTAATACCTACCTTTATCGAATATTAACCCTATAATACATATATCACAATGGAAACCAATTTCGAATACCTAGCCAAGATTCTCAAGGATGATGCCATTGACACCTGGACTCTAAGAGAACAAGAAGAAATAAACAAACTAGACCTAACTCAAGGCCTACATATTTTCTTATACGATATCTATACCGGTATTATATCCCATTGCCAAACGAATAAACCCACAAACCAAGAACCCCTATATGAATCAGAACATATAATAATCCTAGACTCAGATAGTACCATAGGTTGCCAAGAATAAGAATATTGCCCAGGCCTAACTAAGGTACCTGGGCTTTTCTATGTACATACCTAAGGAGCCATCTATAGACTTCATATAATCACATAAGAGGTACTAGAGCTTTACTACACATATACTTACTAGCCTTATATAAGAACCCACTAGGCTTATCTATAGAGCCTATAAGGCTTACCTAAGTACGCTAACTATCGACTATATATGGCCTTCAGGTAATAGGTATATAATATACAGATATTCTATAGCCACTTAAAAGGCCCTCCGAAAATCCCCTAGAATCTTCTGGCCATGGGGATTTAGTACGAGGATTACCAAGAGGATATAGTAATGGAACCATATATGGCCTTAACCTTGTTATCATACAGGTATTATATAGCGGACAACGTGCGGGCAATTTAGGCCGCCCGGAGGTTAATGGGTGGAAATTTGATAAAAATTTTTGATAATAAATAATGTATGCGCAAATAATAAAATTTTTGAGATATGCAAATATTTTCTGAAAATAAATATTAAAATAATAAAATTCATTTTTAACAAAAATTTTTCTTGAATTTTTTTGTAGATTAAAATAAAATCCTTATCTTTGTAATGTCGGAAACGATAAGAGTTCTAAAATTTAATGAGAAAAATTTTCAAAAAAAAATCTTTGAAAATTTTGCAGATTAAAATATTATTCTTATATTTGCATAGAGAAATAAAAAACCTTTTCGAGTTTCTAATAAGACTTGAATTTTTATCGAAAAGGTTATAATAAAATAAATTCAAAAATTCAAGCATTTTTATTATGGAAGAAAAAAAATTAAATTCAGTTGAGAATGTAAATGTAATTGTTGAAAATTCTTCAAAAGAAAAAATCAACAAAGTAAGTGCTAAAAAAGCTAAAGCACAAGCAAAAGCAAATAATATTCTTTATAAGGATATTCTAGCTAATCTAAATAAATCCACTGAGGGACTTTTAAAAACTTCTTTTGGAGTTAAAAAATCAGATATTTATAAAGAAGAAATTTTTTCAGAACTTTCAGATAAAGAGAAAAAAGTTGCTCGAAAAAAATTTCGTAATACAATTCTTTCATTGTCCGAAAGTTTAACACAAGAAAAGGACAAAACTCGCTTAGAGAAGCTAAAAAAAGCGTTTTTAGACTTTTATAAGCAAGTTTACAAAGTAAATGATTTTTCACTTTCTTCTGTTTGTTCTGAAAATATGAAAGAAACAAACAAAGAAATTTTGAAAAAGGCTTTACAGATTGTAAAAAAATAAATTGTTTAATCAAAGTAGGGAATTAATTCCCTACTTATAAAATATAACTTATGAATTTTGTTTTAGGAATCTTATGTTGGATATTTATTTTCACTATATTAAGTTTTCTTGCTTATGCATGGGATAAACAAGAAAATAAAAGAAAATAAAATTTTTTAAAAAGTAAGAGAATGTTTGTCCCTTACTTTTTTTTTGACTTATTCTAAATAAGGGGTACCGTACCCCGCATTTACTACCTGGTATTTTTAGGCCTTCGTATTAAGGGGTACCTTGAACACAAACCAATGAATTTAGTACCACAACTTTTTACCTCCTCGTATTAAGGGCATTGCCTAGAAAAGCCTTGAACACACACTAAAATTTCTACACACGTTAAGGGCATACCAAGACACAACACACAAAGAAGCCAGAGAATAAAAACATCCCTGGCATTCATCCTACAAAAGAATATCCAATATCTCCTTAATCTTATTCTTCCCAATAATCCTTCTACCATTCCTTACTTCATAAAAGAAAACATAATACTTCTGAATCTCAATACACCATAACCGATTACCTCCTTCTAATAAAGGTTCTATTCTCATCATATCTCCCGGATCAATCCAAATCTGATACCAAATACTCTTACCTTCAGAACATCTTAAGATTCTCTTTTCACTATCTTCTCTTAATCTATCAATCCTTACCATACTCTTCCTTAATCCTTTCCAAATCCTTTAAAGCCAATTTCAAAACCTTAATCCTATGTGGGATATATTTCTTATAGGGAGGAAACCAATACCCAAATATCCGATCCTCTCTATCAATCTTATCTATGGGAGTCTTCAACCATCGATTACCTCTTATAGTATGATACTCTCCATAACCTATGAAACTAAATCCGGAAGGAAACCAGAGATGGGTAATACCAAACCTTTCAGGTTTGAACCATGGTTTAATTACACTATGCCAGAATTCATGGTTCTGATTATCGAATATCCTACACATCCCTAGGTTAGTTTCTGCATGTCTTAGGAAATCAATTACCTTGATTATCTCATGCTTTACTTTCTCATAGTTTTCAAATATCCTCATCTCTATGGTGAAGTTATTCTTTGCCTTTTCATCGATATTGCTCATGATACTAATCCATATAAGAATATTATAAACCAAGCCACTAGGATAAAGATATAAGGGATTGCATACTTCTTAAATGGGTATCCTTCTATCCCATCATGGAGGGCATATATAAATACTATTGGCCATAGTAACATCATTAATGCTACTCCCAGTAACTTCAACCAAGTAAAGCCAAGGCATACTAGAGCATCAAAATTCATTGAGCTACCCTTATAATTACCGTGACTATCGAAGTGATAGTAGTTCTTAGGTTTTAATACTTGCTCAGCTCCTAGGTAGGGTGGTAGGTCCTTTTTAATGAACCTACCCTTGCTATCTCTTGCCCTTTCTCTTAGAAGTTTAGGGGCAGATAAATCTTCGTCGTAATCCTTAATCTTTGGCATTGTTTTTCTTTTTAAAGAATATTAGGTAAATAGGAAATAAAGGTAATACTAACCAGATCGTAAGGAATAATAGGTGAGGTCTTATCATCCTGATTTCTTGACATAACATCTTGGTTAGAAGTATAGAGGGGATTAGGCATATCCCATAGATTATGCCTAATATTATCCAAGTACTATTCATTGAGCTTTTCGATTAGTTTTTTAAGTTTCTTATCTAAGGTTATCACTTTCTCAAGAGTTTCATCATCCTTGTGTTTCCCGTTATCATCCAACCATTTTTTGATTGCCTCTAGGGATTTCTTGGATTGGTGATATGCAACAAAGGAATTGTACTTCTGTTCATTCTCTGTAGTACAAGGTAGGATTATTGCATTACCTTTCCCATCTAATCGAGTAAATTGACCCTCTAGATTTGTTGTTCTAGTGATTATTACCTTGTTAGATAATATTGCAGTACCATTCTTTTTATCGATAGATACTACGTTTGCCTTTTCCATTAGGGTTTTGTCTTGGTAAATTACCGAGTTACCCTCTTTGAGTTTTACTATTTCTTTTTTCATATAAATAATGTATTTATTTTTGTTATACAAATATACTATTTTATTTTTAAATATCAATCATTATTGAATAAATTCTGCAAATCTTCTGAGGTTATTCCATGCTGACGGTAGTAGTCGTATTCCCAAGGATTGAGAGGTTTGCAATTGACTGGGTATTCGTCTCTTAATTCGAAAGGCAAATAGCCAAGAAATTCTATACTGTTGAAATACTGTACCTTACCATCAGTAAATAAGAAATATTTCAAAGGTCTATCGATTGCCTTACCGAAATTACTTCCTATTAATCTGATATCCTTGTTGGCAATGTAAACATGATACTTATCAGTTATCAAATATACCTGGGTATTCCAGGGTTTCTTCGATTCATCTAAGGTTTTCCTAAACCAATCAACCATAATCTGTTGTTTCTTTCCTATACCCATAATTAAATTATTTATTCATTGATAAATAGAACTCGATATACCTACCTAAGAAAGGCTACAAGCAATACTTTATCCTCTTTAATGTAAACTCTAAGAATTTATATTATGGATAAACTTACTAATGAATTAATTGCCAAGGTTGCGAACAAGTTAAACCTTGAACCGGCTCTGTTAAAGACAGTAACTGTAGTAGAATGTGGTAATCGAGACGGATTTTTACCCTCTGGTAGACCTCAGATTCTCTTTGAAGGTCATGTGATGTGGAAATATCTGAAGATAAAAC